TTCTTGGACCACACGCGAGCATTTTGTTATCATATCGTAAATAGGAAGAATCTTCCAATTCTGCTTACGGGCCACCGCTTCATCAACGATTTGGGCTTCGCCTACAGATCCAGGTGCATCAGACGATGATCCCTGTAGGTATTTATAAGCACCAAAGACTTGTTCAATGTCAAGTTCATAGCGTTGCTTTTCGGAATACAGCTGACTGCTTACAGAAGGCGGGGCAAACTCTTTTATTTTTTGTTCCCTTAATGCCCCTGGATTCACGCGAATCAGGGCATTTGGTATGTGCCACTTATTCACTTCTCCTGGGTCGAGCGCCCCGTCCTCATATAACAATTTAAAATTTGTTGTTGCACTGGTATGTGAGATCAATAATGCTTCCGTCCTGTTGAGCATACGCTGTGGAGTTTTCGCATGGCGAACATCCCCCGAGGGATAGGGAGTGGATGTATGCTCATTGCAGGCCGGTACTATAGGGTAAAGAGAAATGGGAAGTGTCTCGTCATATATTAATTCATCGCCAAAGAAGGCCACTTCTCTTATTTTCTGATCGTATATCAATTCTTCTGTAATTGTTCCATCATTGATCAATGCACCATAACGGGGATCGGAAAGCAGAGTTTTATAAGTTTCTTTATCGAACCTTTTTGAACTGCCTGTGTTCATATCCGTGATCAGCGCCATTGGAACATTCACTTTGCTGAATCTTACATATTTTCTAACCATCGCCTGATGGTCTTTGCTTACATCATCACGGGTCCAGACCTGATCCCTTGAATATCTGCCACTGCTTTGCTCGTTTACTTCGTGATCTTCCCTTGCTTCTTCGATCTTTTTGGCATATTGCGGAAAGACCGCTTTTAAAGATTCTTTGGTATGCAGATCGGAAAACAGCATGGATGAAGCATCTGAAAAGTCGGGCAGCATTGTATTAGGATCAACAAAAACAGATTCAGGAGATATTCTACGAAAGCGAACACCGCCTAAACCAGCATCTGCGTTCCAGTTGGGATAGACATACAAATACGCCAATCACTTGATAATATAATCATTACAGGCCATTCTGAACTGGATGTCTCCATCCGATTCGCGCCAGACCCAATCCAGCATCTGATTGCACACATAAGCCAGGTCATTATCCGTTTTTCCAATCGGTCTAACATCCCATTCCGGGGATGCCGCCGCTATGTTTGCCAACACTGTTTCAACTGCCGGCCTGATCTTATTGTTCGCTTCAGGTGGCTGCCCAACTGATTCCAGGTATTCTTTTTGGGCATCCGTAAGCTGGTTCCCAAGATAAAAATCTTCATCTTCCGACATCTGGTAGCGCCATTCTTCACCACTGGATTTATACAGGGTATACTCGTTTCTCACTTCCGTATATCCCACATCGGGCATTTCCATTCTTTTGAGACTGATAGGCATCAGTTAACCGTTACCCTTCCAGTTTCCCAATCGGCGCTGATTTTTGCTATATTCGGTTCAACCCAAACATTGTCCTTGAATTTAAGGTTCGGTTTCCATACATCGTCCAAAGCCCAGCGCAATGCGTCCAGGGTATCTTTTTTGAATGTACCGACTTCCTTGAACTGTAAAAGTTCATCTATCAGATCATAATGGTTTTGTTTCATAAATACCGCTTTGGATGCAAAATAGGGTTGCATCTGCTTAATTCTATAATACTTGTTCTTAATGGCCTTTTTGCCGTTAATGTTCATAAACCGGCCCGTTTCCTTACTGCGGCGCTGAATATAATCCGCAAGCATCACATGACCCGTTTCTTCGATCTTGATGTCTTTTGGCGAATATAGATCAGCCATTGCAAAGATGCGGTCCGCCCCATCCATAGGCGATACCTGGCCCCTGAAGTAATCAACCACATAAATATTAAAATCCGGATCAACGGCTATAACCATGATTACGGTATAATCCGCCTTTACATTCTCGGACGATGCTGGGTCTACACCCATGAAGATATTGACAGGGACCCTGGTTTCGCCTTTATCTTTTAAAACGCTTAAATACGCCTGATCCCCTGATTTTACATGATACCCTTCCCAATATTGGATGTCAGCTTCCTTAAATACCCGGAAAGAATCGTCCATTGGTATGTTTTGGTACTCCTGATAAAAATATGATACATGGCCTTCGGAAGAAAGACGATCTTTTTCTGCTTTCAGCCACTTATACGGCCTGTGTTCGGGCCATAAGACCTGAACTTTGTCGTTTTTTCTTATTTCTTTACCGGATGCTACGAAGATTCCAGGCTCTGATTTTTGTGGTATGGACTGATAAAAGAGAGACTTCCACCCTTTTACCAGCTTTTCACCGGCCTTATTGTACGATCTGCGCCCCGCTACCCGGTTCAAATACGAATTGTCGTCAACAATTGTTCCCACAAAACATAATTTTGCATCTGTGGAGCCTGGAATCACTGCTGCATTGAACCATCTTTTAAATTTTTCTCTTGAAAGTTCCGTCATCGTATTGGATTCGCCTTCTCCATCGTCAATAATGGTAAGAGTTGGACGATACGGCCCATATTTTAAACCACGAACCTTCTGTCCCGTACCACGAATCAATATTTTGCACAATCCTGAAGGATCACCATGTTCGTCAAATCCGGTTATGATCTCTTTTTCTTCCTTGCCCCAGGTTTCACCCATACGATTGCCGAAATATTCATGCAGTTTTTTGTTATATTCGATCTCACTGCCAATTGCTTCCAATAGATATTTTGACTGCGTTTCAGATTCGGATATAAGCAATACAAATTTTTCTTCGCCAAACAATATTTGATGCAACGGATAAATAAACGATATTAGCGTGGTCTTGGCATGGCCCCTGGGCGCCACAACGGCAAGTTTTTCACCAATTTCAAGATTTAATAGAGAATTAAACACTTCCTTGTGAAATTCGGGAGAATCGCATCTCATGTGGTAGTGCATGGGGTTGTTCTTATCACCAAACAGTAATTTTGCAAAAAAGAACGGATCAACATACATCCGCTGTAATATCTGTTTTTTCTGGTCGTTGATCATTTACGCTTCAGTCACTTCAAGATTGATTACAGGTGGGCTGATTTCCTTGCCATTTGATAATTTGTCGTCAGGAAGTTGTTTCTTGTGCTGGGCCAATAGCTTTTTATCACCATCAGTCAGCATGACAACCGTATGTTCGGTATTTTTCTCTTCCTTTTTCACATGACCAAGAATATCGCTTACGCGGTTCAAGGCCTGGAGCCTGGTATTTGCAGGGGAACCAGCATCTTCAATGAAATTTTTGTACTTATTGGCTACATAATCGTCATCAACACCAATATTTAAAAAACGATCCTTCATTTGTTCTGACATAACTTGCTTTACACTCTCCTTTCGCAATATCGCCAATGCCCTTCGTAGAGCATTTGACGGATTATTGTCGCTATAAACGGACATATAGGCATCCATGAGATCAGGAATCTTCCAAATCCCACGCTCATCAGGCTCGAAATAGTCAACCAGTTGCTGAATAAAAGCGGATTGCAAAGCTGTGGGCTTAACATTACGAACTAAATTCTTTTTATAACGGTTGTCCCACTCGTAATCCTGCATCTTACGAGCATACATCTGTGGTTTATAGGTCGGAGTTTCACCATATCCTGTTCTGATTAGGTAACTGGCTTTCTTGTTTTTTCCTTCCTTGCATATTCTCCTACCTAAAACCCGTAAAACAATATCATCAGCCGTAAGTACCCAATCTCCATCGGATGCGTTGCGCCAATCTGATCTGTAAACCATGCCAAGAGCGTCAGCCTCCGATCTTTTGAAAACATCGAAAGACCTGTTTCGGCATTTAACTTTCACATTTCAATCTACGAAATAAAATATAAAATGTTCAAATCCTTTTAAGCAGCTTCTTAATATACATAAGCAATAACATATACATATACATATAGGAAGCCTTCCGGTAACCCTTTGCCTAACCCTTCCCGTAAGGCTTTCCTGTATAATAATAAAGGGTTTAGTTAACCCTTACCGGAACCCTTTAGCTAACCCTTTAAGGAACCCTTACTTGCCATTGTCGCTATAAGGGTTGTCAAAAGGAGTGGAAAACCACCAACCATGACCATTAGACTTAAATAATTTATTTCTGTCCCTTAAATATTTAGGATCGTTAAGACCCTTATAAGGCCAACCCGTGCGCCATTGCTTCCAATCCAGGCTTCGTGCTACCTTTTTAACCTTCAACATATATAAAAATAATCCTATTCCGACTTTATGGCCTTTGTCATTGAATCTTCAAGCAGTTCCCATAAACCCTCCAATAACTCCTGTTCATCACTCTCCGATGCAAAAGGTATATTGAACTTCTTGTTCATTTCAGCAATGATCTTATCCTTATTGGACAAAACCAACTTAACTGCAAGGTTTTGAATTACTATTATTATTTTATTCATTTCTTCTTCTTCTTCTTTTTCCAACTAAATGGGTTAATGTTAAACTCCTTTTCGTAAAAACTGACACGCTCTTCCAATTCATTCATAGCCTGTTCTTCATCTATAATATGCTTCGATACAAGAGACTCTATCTCTTCACTTGCAATGTTCATACCACGCTCTAATTCTTGGATTCTGTACTCTATTTTGAGATAACCATACACTATAGCGGCACAGACAACAATCGCCTGTATGAGCCATTTAATGTTTAAACTGATTATGGCGTTATCATCTATTATAGCACCCTTATACGAACGAGCAGTGTCTGTTTTATTCATAACTTATCTAACTCATACCCCGATATAGACCAACCCTCGCAACCTTGAAAAAAGGTGACTAAAAACAGAAGGAATAACAGAAAGGATATATAACCATACAATACTTTGTACTCTGTTTTCATATCAAAAAATAGTAAAAACAGCCAAAAATAGCTAAAAAAATCTATGGGAGCTTACTTCCGCCGGCCCGCCCCCGCCGCAAACGAAGCCGCGCAGGGGAATCCCGTTGAGTGGAAAAAGTGACTTTCAGGCAATCACACCGGCCCGGCCTGGCGTGTCCAGGTCCGCAGCTGGTCCGGTGATCCTGCCGGGGTGTGCCTCTGCATACGCTTTAAATTTTAAGGTTTTTTAATGATATTGCCGCCCCACCGGTCCGGATCTGCAGCTGGTGCGCCTTAAATATTAAAGTGGTCCATGTGCAGCGCTGGAAATCGTGGCCGTTGGCCTGGTGGCGTGTGGCCTGGTGGCCGTTGGCCCGTGATCCTGGCCCAGGTGCGCGCCCTGGTAGCTGATCCAGCGCCCAGGTAGCGCAGGCCAGCGCGTAATATTGGGGACTGTGGCCCCTCGGTAAAGGGTTTGCGGTTAATGGTGGCCCGTTTGTATATTACGGGGAGGATTTAGAGCCAACGATCCGCCGACAGATGCAACACCGACACACGCCACCCCTTAAAAAGGGCGCCTGGCTCTCTCTCCTGTAAGTAATACACCAAGAACAACAAAGGAGATAAACATCATGTTTGAATTAATCCTATACTCTGCCTGGTGGTACCTGGTCGGGGCCGTGTCCGCCGTTCTTTTCGTGGATGCCCTCCGGATTCGTGCCAAGATTCAGCGCATAAAACAACAGCGGGGCCAGGCGTGAGCCGGGCCAAGAAGAGCCGCGCGTTTCAATTCGTGGCGGGCCTGTTGGCCTGTCACCTGGTCCCCTATTACGGGGCTTTAATAGGTGCGCCGCTTGGCCTTGTCCTCTCGTGTTATCTTTTGGCCCTGGTGGCTACATTTGGCACGGATTGGCTACTGTATGAGGCCAGGCCATGAGTCCGGCTAAATATTACCGGCTCCTGGTACAGTGCCGCATAATGCCAAAACACCCCGGGAAATTCGCGGGTGATTTCATGCTCGGATTACACGCCAGAGCAGGGCGCGAACTCGGGCAATATTTCAAAGACAACCCCAGCACAAAGGCCGACAGGTTACACAGGCGCGCAAAGTTTCGCCGCGCTGTTCCCGTTGTCCTTTACCTGGACGCTAACTACTTGGAAGCGTTCGAGGCTGGCGCCTGGATAGATACGCCAGACCTGGGCCGGCTGGTAGTAGATGCCGGAGTTATTGAAATAAAAAACGATGACAAATACAAAAGCAGGGCCACAGCTGAAGCAAAAGACGCGGTAAACATCTGGAAAGGAATAAACGACCTTTACCACGCCCACGAACGGCACCAGGTGGCGCCATGAGAACAGCAAACAAAGACGCCCGGCGCCTCGTAGAAGCCCGGCAACCCTTCACCGGTTCCAACCTTTTCGCGGAGTGGTCCGGCGAAGTTTACGCCGTTTACAGTTACGGCTATCACTGGCCCCTAATAGTTCACAAGGGCGGGACCTGGTACATTAACGAGGACAAATACAGCCAGTCCACAAGCTGCCACCTGACAC